GCTCTTCCTGATGGTAAAAAGTGGTGACGTTGTTCATCGCGGCGAACTGCACATCGCCAATATTATCTACCGGTATGCCTTTGAGCGGGCGCAGTTCAACCTCGTCCGGGTCAAAGGCGGCAGAGGCGCGATAAAAGAAGAAGGGCAAGTTGGTAGCAAACCCGACATCCAGCCTCATATTGTGGATAGTGTCGAGCTCCGCAGACAGGTGCTGTACGATCTCCATAATGCCCATCGAATAGAATCGGGTGGAGACCGTTTGGTAATGCATTTCGAGCAAGGGACGATGACCTCTAAAGTAGAGGTCTGCCAGCCGGAAAGCCCCCAAGACCATCTTGGGAGACCGGGATACGAAGATCACCATTTCCTCGTCGTTGCCGGTATCCGGGTCCGGGTAGGCACCAAAGTAGGTCAGTATCTCAAATTCGGGATTGGGGCGGGCCGAGGCTTTGTCGTGAGAAGACTGAGACCGGTTGAGTCCATCGCGCCCATCTTGCTGGCGCACCCTCCGGTTGTTCTGCCCGGTCCCGCCGGTATTAGACCGATCTTGGGAAGGGGCCGCGTTGACCCAGTAATCGCGGTCCTCGTCATCGATCTCTATGTAGGCCGATTGTGCCTTTTTGAAGAGTAGTGAAAGAGGTTCCCACTGCCGGACGATGACCCAATCGGCCCCACCGGGGTTGGAGGGTCGGTTCGGTTGGCAGTTCATGGCGGAGGTAGGCACGACGAAATCGTCCCACTCCAGCGGGGTCATCACCGGACCATCGTAGAGGATACCCTCTTCTTCGCGTATCTGCTCCGAGTCTATAAGACGAGCGACTCCGTCCTCATCTTCGACAACCTCTGGTACAATATCCTTAGTGCGATACGTGTAGGTATCCGCCGCGTAGGACAGTAGCGACACAGAGCACCCGTGGATAAGGCGTATCTTAGACGCCCTATTCCATAATGCCCGCGCATTCATCCGCTTGGCCTGCAAGTCCCACTCTACAAGATTAGCCGCCTTTTTGAAAACTTCTTGATCAGCATCCTCTTCCGCGAGTCCACCGACGAGGGGCGTCTGGTTATATACACCGGCAGTAAGGCGCACATTGACCGAGTCCACAAGCCAGTACGGCATCTGTACGTGGAGGTCCGCAGATCCTTCCCAGGGACCAGAGCGAGGTTCCGTCTTACCCCGGAACATCTGGTCGTATAGTTCGTGCTTGCCCTCCCACTCCATCCGCCCCTGGATACCGTCATCGTAGAGGTCTCCGACGAGGTCAAGGATCTTATCCTTGTCTTCCTCGCTGAACCGGATGGGTTCGGGCGTTGCGAATTGAGGTGCCGCCATACTATCGACGCGTTTTTCTTGGGGACGCCGAAATAGGCGTTTGTCCCATAGTCGATCCCATTAGTTCATTGAGTCTGCCCAACGTGACGGGATCTTGCCGATTAAACCAATCGTACATTGGATTATTAAATTCCCAATTCCTATGCTGACCGTATTGTACCGGGGTGCCACCTTGCATATTGTTCATAGACCGCAGCGTTCGCATGACCGCTTGTGTTTCATCCGTTGTCATGCGCCCGCCTGGGCCGACAGGCACCGGAATTTGCGACTGCGGAAAATAGGAACCCATTGCTGCCATGTTGTTGGGACGGTCTATGCCCGGACCCGTGACGTTTACATACGGATGTTCTTTCCCAACTTGATTCCGATAATCTAGGGCAATGCCCACATTATCCGAGGGTCTCGCACTCTGGCCGGGCATCCGCCGAACTTGACGCCCCCACCGATCATAGTATTGGCTATTATCTGCCATACTATCGACTTACGGGGTCTGCCCAAGAACTTGTCAAGTGCTTTTTGGGGGTCTTTTTCCGACAACAGGACGAGCAACACCGTATTTTTTGCATAATTTGTGCAAATATGACTGCGTAATGCCCAATGCTCTGGCTGCACCGGCGTTGGTTGGATACATTTTGCATACCCGCCGCAGTTGGTCTTCTGTCACGCTACTTAGCAGTTTCACTGATCAACCCCGCAGAGAGATATATGTCAGCAACTTGCGCTCGTATTGATGGAGGGAGGGTCCACCAGTGCCGAGCGTCCCCGTTGTTTTCCAGCGCATCCAGCCCATTGTAGAGGCGCTCGATGCGATGCTGGCGCAATGCTGCGGGGTCCAGCCGTATCGCCTCTGAGTGGTCTCTCTCCCACTCCATGTGCGTCGCATCGACCTCCGTCCAATCCAGCTTGTTGTAGAGTTCAGTCAGTGTCATTAGTAGCCTGTGACGGGGTTACCCTGCTCTGCTTCCTTGACCGGCCCCTCCGCTTTGGTGGTCTTAGGCATGGACCGATCCAGGCCCGTCACCGCGCACCATAGGGGGCGGCAGAGGGGTAGCAGCCCCTGCCGAACTGCGGTGCGGGTGCGGGCCGTGGGGAAATCAGCGGGGAAGAGCAGTTTGTGTATAGGGCGTCCCATAGGACCGGGCCTGTCGGTGAGTGCTTTGTTGGTGGCAGGGTCTAAGACCTCCGTAGATAGGAGCAGTTCGAGGTCGCCGTGGAGGATAGCGGCACCGGGCACCTTGACCTCCGTCAGTCCCGCCTTATTGGCCGAATCGACGTAGGTGGGCCAGCGTTCGCGGTTGACGAAAGGGTCTTGAAACTGATACCAGCACAACCCCTCATGGCGTCTAGCCGCATCGACGAGCGCATCGGGATGGTCCGGCATGAAAGCCATATGAGTCAGGTAGCGATCCTTGAATTCGACCGCTTGTTCAAATAATTCAGCCGGTGTGCGCGGTTCAGCCTCATCCAGCACCACGTACAACCGCTCTGGTCTCCCTTTACGATCCGGGTGCCAGTAGGTGCGCTCCCCCACCACGCAGATAAAGGCTACCTGGTCTTCGATACCCATGCCGATGGCAGTACGAGACAATTCATAGCGAAAAATCTCGCCATCGGTCCGGTTTTGCTTCCGATCTTCCGGTTCTAGGTGGTAGACAACCTCTATCTGCCGGTTACGATGCTGGCTGGTCAGGTGTATCATGTTAGGGTACTCCGACAAGGGACCGCGAATGGGTCTCCTCGTTAAAAACCGGGTGATTAAGGTAGCCTACGTCTGCTGTAGCCCCCGACAACGCCATTGCTATCGCCACCACCGCATCGATCTGCCGCGATTGGCGTCTTTTGATGATGCGCCACCCTCGTTCGGTGTTTTGTGCTGCCGCCCAGGAAAAGTGAGACCGTAGTTCGGAATCCGCATAAAAGAGCAGGGTGCCGTTTTTGATGTGGGTGTCCAACGTATTGGCGAATTCCACCATTTCGGTCTGCTGGTTGACCTCTCTGACCATCCGTTCATACCCGGCATCGGCTAATCGTTGCGCTTCAGAAGCGAACTGGTAGGGGTCGTACTGTATCTGAGCGATTCGTTGCGTTTCGAGCAGTTTTATCAACAATTCGACCACCGTCTTGTGGATATTGACCGGTGGCTTCCAAATCTTACACCCCCACAGATGATACTGGTTACGGAAAGGGTGCTTGTAGACCGCCGCAACCGCAGACGTGTCCCGTTTAGTGGCGATATCAACACCTACGTGGAGGATGGGGTCTTCGATGATCATGTTAGTCCAAACGACGATAAGGGGTTTAACGCTTCCTGTGGTACGAAAAAGGCGGGTCTGCCGGTGTGGGTTGCCCAATGCTTTAAATTTTTGCCCTCAAACCCTTGTATCCAGCCGCGCACCTCGTAGTCGGGGGCACTGCCGGTAACCAGCAGAAAGAGGTCTTCATTGGGATCGTCCTTATGGAGGATAAGCGACCCGTCCGGGTAGCTGGTGGTCCGCACTTGATGCTGGCCGACATCCTTGGCTTTATGGTTGCCTATCGCCCCGTTCCAATATATTCCCAAGGCTTTAGCTACTGCCGCCTCGCCACACGCACCCTCTATATGGGTTGACCATGCTTGGGACGGGTCGGCCCCATGCCGATGCGTACGCCCATCGCGTAGGTTGGTGCATTGCCGTAGGCACCCCACATTAGCCGCCATGTACAGTTCAGCCGGCGTAAGGCTCACTTTCATCGTACGATCATCCTCCCCCTGGTGGTCATATCGCGGGCTAGTGGTCCGTAGTCTGGATGGTGGAGTAGGTTGGTCAGTTCGACCCGCTCAAGGTGGCGGTCGTGGAAACCCACCGTCCCATGATCGGTGGTGTTGACGAGCGAGAGAGGGTAGTCATGCTGCTGGAAGTGAAGGAGTCCATCAAATCCGGGTAACGCCATCCACACACTCGCCTTGACCACCGGGTTGGGTGACGCGACAAAGGGATATCGAGGCTTGCTCTCCACGCGTATGATCTGCTCCGGTATCGCCTCACCAAACGAGTCGGTGCCGCGCACCAGATAAAATGCACCCACTTCAACGTGACTCGTTTTCTCCGGGCCGTACTTAGCCACCTGTATTGCTGTGGTCATTGCGCGTCCTTTATCCTAGTACCCAACCAATAGGCGATCTGCGGTACAATGGCATTGCCTAGTCCTCTAAGACGGTCCACTCGTCTGGATACCCCATGAGCCACTCTACCCACGTCGGGTTCAACGACCCACCCTGGGTGGTACCCGTCGGTTCGTTCGCATACACCTTCCGGGGCAACTGATCCGTCCGGTCCCGATGCGACCCGTCCGCATTCGTTGCCGACTGCGCCATGCCGGGCGTGTCCTTCCAATCGCGGGCCGATGGCGTGGGCCAATTCTTCTGCGGATTCTCCGACATCGAGTCCTGTACCGCCGCCCCGATGTTCCACCCGTGGGTGCCGTCTACATGGGACGGCGCTACCCCCTCCCCGCCCGTCATCGACGTGGGGGTGGGCCA